GACAAGGTTTTTTTAGATACCGGTCGCGCTGGCTTTTCAGCCACTCGATCAGGTCGCATTCGAGCGCCTTCCACTCCCCGCGGTGATACCGTTTCCAGGCCGGAAGGCCCTCGCGCTCGACCAGGGCGGCGATTCGGGTGTGATGCTCGCCGACGTATTCGGCGATTTGTTTCGCACCCCTTAGGAGCACCGTTTATCAACCGTCGGCATCATCGCCCCCTTTTACCTTATTGATTAACGATAGTGACTTCTTGATTACCTCCTCATACACCGGCTGCCACCGAATCAGCCCATGGGGGGCCGCGTCTTGCAGCCACTCCGTAACCTCTTCCAATGTTTCCAACAATTCCGGCGCGGCGGCGATGAGGCGTGCTTTTTCACGCTCGCGTCTCTTCCTGTTTTCGTCGTCAAATTTTGGATCAATCCTCAAGTCCACCCCAGTTCTTTTTCGATCTTTTCAACTGCCGACCATGGCATGCACGTTTTAAACCGATCCAAGTGGCCATCCCCTTTACATGTTACACACTCATATTTTTCACCTGGGTTGATGGTATCGCCGCACTCACAACATTTATGGGTTTTCCTCGCCCGCTGAATAGAGAAGTGGTAAAACTCACAATCAATACCGAAATCACACGAACAGCCGATCATGTTTCACCTCGCTTTTGGTATCGGCATAAAAACCCGGAGCTACGCTCATAACAACCTCACGCCTTGCAATTTCAGCTCCTCGACGACCCGGTCCACGGAATCGGCCCAGAAGGCGATGCCGCCCTCCGCCTTGACGCGCTCCAGGAACCGCGACTGGTCACGTGTAGGTCTGTTCCCCGGCGCCTTCAGCTCAATGGCCAGCATGCGGCCTTGGTAGCATCCCAGAATGTCCGCGACCCCCTTGGGACTCATGGGGCCGCCCCAATGCTTGAAATGCCAGATATTGCAATTTTTGAGAAGCTCCCGGACGGCCCGGGTCACGTCCCGTTCGGTCATTTTAATGCGCTGACGCTTCGCATTTTCGGTTTTTTGCGGGTCACCCATATAAATCTATACCTCTTCGGACGATCGGCCGAAATTGGCCACGTCTCGTTCGTTTTCTGCGTTTTTTCGGTCGATCTCGCGGCCCATAATTGCCGCCTCCTGATATTTTGGGACCCGCGCCCTGAATTCCTCCACCGTCAATTCCTGGTCCCGGGTTGCGTCGCTCGTGCATAGGCCGTGGCCGCCCAGCCCGTCTTTCCCCCAGATGGCCACGCCGAACAGTGGAAACGTTCGCGTGAAATCACGCCAAAATGCCGCGATGGCCTCCCGTTCGGCCGGGCCGGGGTCATAGCCGGCCCCTTGCCGCCGAATCGGCTGGTTAGCCTGACAATGGCCTATCACCCGCGCCACCGGCGGGAATCGCTCCTCATAGTCCCGACACGCGTTGAATGCCCGCCTAACGACCGGCCAGGGGTACGGCTTCAGCGCCTCCCAATACTGCTCTATGCGGTTGTCGCTAATTCTGGCGCCGAAACAATCGGCCAGCGCGTGCATGCTTCGAGTAAATTCCGGCCAGTCGCTATATCTCAATTCCGCCATTTGTTGCCCTCCGGCGGCCCTTGCTCTATGAGCCGCTGCAATTGTTCTTGCCGTTTCTCCTCTTCCATCTCCCGAAACGTTTTCCGCCCGTTGCCGTTGCTCGGGCTTTCCCGGCTGTTGCCGCCCTTGTCTTGTTCCTTGGCCAACCACTGGACGATATGGCGCCGGACGCCCCTCGGCGTTTTCCGGCGCGTGGGGTTGGCGAGGTTCCACTGGCGGATATTGCGCAACTCCTGCTCCACGTCCACGGCCGGGTAGGCCTCGACCCATTCGGCCAAGTCATCCTCCGTGATCGGGTGCTCGGTTTTATCCACCAGTGGAATGGTCAGGATGGGCGGTTGAAGAATTTCGGTAGGTGATGGTTCGGAGTCGAATCGCTCCGGACATACTTCTTCTTCTTGTACTTCTTGTACTTCTTGTACTTCTTGTACATTCTTGGTTGTGATCACGAGCTGATCATCTGTTGTTCGTCTGTTGTTCACGACTTGTTCATTTTGCTGTTCATTGTCATCTGGCATAGACTGGTAAGTGTCGTAATTTACTATTTTTATGATTGAATATTTGTTGTTCGAGTTGATGTACAGATTTCCGAGCTCCTCGAGCGCTTTTAGCCATCGCCACACAGTGATAGGTGACGGCTTAGTTTGTTTGCGCTTCTTAGGGAACATGGTGGCGTAGAACTCATATCGGCCGGTCACAAACTCGCCGCGCCCAACAAGAATCGGCACGGTCACCCCATCCACCTTGACCTGTTTCGGCTTGTGGTTGGCCAGCAATAGGCACGTCACCCATGTGCGGAACAGGTTCGGGTCCTGATACACAGCCGAGTGGATGATTTTCCGGTGTAGTTTTATCCAGCCGTCCACGGTGCCTCCGGCTATTCCAGCGGTTTGCCCCGTTTTGCGTATAGCGGCCCGGGGCGGGGCGTCTGCTCAAAGGAGGTATGAAGAAGCCGCAAGGGCCGGCATATGGTCTACATGCCGCCGTTGGTCATCTTGTGGAGCCACCCGGCGAATTGCTCGTCTTTCATGGCCATCGCCTCGGCGATCAGCGGCTCGACCTGGTCGGACGTGGTCTTACCTTCCGCCTCGAACGCCTTGACCAGCTTTTTGGTCTCGTCCTTGGGGATCAGCCCCAGGGACCGGATACGGTTTACCAGGGCCGTGCCCGGCTTCCACGGCTTCGGCTCCGGCGGCGTCGAGTTGCCGTTGAGCGCGAATTTTTCGTCCGGTTGGTTCCGGGTCTCTTTGGGTTCGGACTTCGCTTTTGGTGCTTCCTTGCTTTGTTGCTGGTTGAAAAACTCACGCGGATCGGCCACGCCGTCCTTGATCGACCGGTAAATCTTTTTGAGTCGCACGAATTCGGACTCGGCCACCGACTTGAGTTTATGCCCCAAATAGGACTCCAGGTCCTCGGTGCTCACGCCGATCTCGTCGAACGCCGCGGCCATGTCCCGGATGCGGTCCTCCAGCGGCCGTCCGTCTCCCGCCTTTAGTGTCCGGTCGCACTCTGTCTCCGCCGCCTCGACAATGTCGCCGGGGATCAACTCCAATATGCACGCGCGCACCCGGCGTTGCGCCTGACTGGCGATGTGCTCGTATTTGTCCCGTTCGGCTTCCAGGGCCACCGCGCCGCTTTTTTTGTCCCGGTAATGCCGCACTTGAAACTGCCGCGTCGCCTTGGTATTGGTCTCCAGGTCCCAGGCGAAGGCCTCCACTTCGCTATAGTCTCCGGCTCGGCCGATTTCCCGGAACCCGTAGTTCATGTTTCCCCAGCACCTGGCCATCACCTCGGCCAGCCGGATCGACGGTCCGGTCACCAGCGTGCCCCCGCGCTTAAATGCGTAGGTCGCAGACTCGGCCAGACTACGCCGCTTGCACGATTTAATGATCCTCAGATATCCGGCGTTCTCATCCCTGGGGTTGGCTCGAGCGATCACCAGGGCCGCTTGCACCTCGGCAATGGCCCGGCTCTGGTCAATCGACGCCGCCGCCGTGGGGGCGTGAACTTGCGCCGGGGTGAACTCCTGGCCGCCCCCATTGAACGGTTCGGGTTGACCGGTGTAAATTTGCACGTCTCCGAAATTTTCAGCCATTATTTGCTCCTTTTCGGCAATATCTTCTTGTGGTTCGGTATGTATCGACAGGTGTAGTAATACCCGCAATATCTCGGTGAACACATCCAGCTGTCCGACGACGCCGGCGGAAAAAGCCCGGCCCCGATCATGCGGAGCATAAGGTCGATTTTCATCCGAACCACCGAGAAATCCTCGGGCGTTCGCGCCGTCTCATAGCTGTGGTGCTCGGCCTTGGCCTTGGTGAACACCTCGAAGCTGATCTTGTCCGGGTATTCGCCCGTGGCCGACTTGACCAGCTCGTTATATATCGTCGCCTGGTTGGATTTATCCGCCCGGCCCTTGGGCCAGGCTTTGGCCGCCGTCTTCAGGTCGGGGAGCCAGCCGTCCTCGGTCAGCACGTCAATGGTCCCGCTGATGGGCAAGGGGATGGCGTCAACGTCCATGTATACCGTCTCCTCGACCAGTTTGGGCCGGATGTGCGGTGCCAGGGACGTATGGTAGACGCCCGCCAGCATGGTGGTGACGTCCACACCCTCGGCCAATTGCACCCGCGCGCTCGGAACCTCCTCCGGCGGGAAAAATACGCCGTTGCCCAGGCTCCGGACATAGCCGTCCCGGGCCGCGTCCTGAACCACGTCCAGCGGTTCGTCCGACCCGGTCCGGATCTTGCCCCGATGGTTCACTTCGGCCCCTTTGTGGAGCCCCGTGCCGATCCGCGCCGCGATCCCCGGCGGAACGATCTCGCCCTCCAGGTAGCGACGCCGAAACTGCTCCGGGCAACGCTCCCAGGTATCAAGTGATGATTGGCGGATGCGGTCGATCACTCCCGGTCCTCCAAATCTAACAACATCTCCTCCTCCGGCCCGTCGTCGTATCGCTCATAATCAATGCATTTGGGATAACACCCGTAACACTGCGGTCCGATGAACCGGTGGCCGCACGGATGCCGCTCCAGACGCCGTATCGCCTCGGCCAACACGCCGTTTCCGGATAATATTTTTTTCAAATCGTCAAAATTGTTGACATTCGCCGAGTTTTCCATTATTATTTCCTCCACATGCTCGGTAGTCCGGCATATAAACCCCAACCCGCTCCGGCGGGTTTCTCATTCCGACCCGGCACACATGTTCCCGGCCAGCCGCAACCCACCGTCATAATCGCTTCCATACACGCCGCCGATAACCGGAGGCGCCTTGTCGCCGACATATTTTTCCAGGTCTTCCGCCAGCTTGTCCGCCCGGGCCGTGGGGTCGCTGATCTTCGAGCGGGAACAATTGCCCCGGACGCAACTTCCGAAGGCGTCCATCCATTCCGGGTGTTTGATTCGTTTATTGGGATACTTGACTGCTTTTTGGGCCAGATCCTGACGACGCTTGCATTGCCCCCGGCTGATTCTCGCCCGTAACGGCTTGCACTTAATCGTATATTTTTTCAACCACTGGTCGTGTGTCATTGCTCGCTCCCGGTTTTGGTTTAACCGGCCCCGCCTATACTATGTGCCGAGCGGGACCGGTTCCGGCCATTTTGGGGCGGCCGGGTTCATTGAGTAATCCGATATAGTGTATTGTTCCTGTTTCCCCGGAGTGCGCACCCCGAGACCTTCAGTCTGCTGCGATATCGCGGTTGCGATGGTTGCGGTTGCCCGCCGTCCGCCGAGGCGTCCCCCGACGACCGGCCACTCATCCATAATGGTCGGCCGCTAAAAGATCCCCATCAAAAAACGGCCTACCAAAACGCCCGCCGGAAACCCGATCACCAGCCCCGCCAAAAGACCCGGTAAAGACCGCTTCCGGCTCGCCCCCGGACCCTCCAGGGCTCCGGTTTTATGCATCACTTCAAACATCCGCCGCATGTCCGTCTGATCGTTCATTTTAATCCTCGCCTTGCCTCGCCGAGCCTATCCATGCCATGCCGCGCCATGCCATGCCATGCCCCGCCCGGCCAAGCCCTACCGTGCCTGTGTCACTTTTTGAAAAATTCAATCGTTTTGTTCACCGGGAGCGCCTCGCGCGCATTTTCAACGGCCGATTTTAGCGCCCGCTCGGATTTTGCCGACAGGGCGTAATCCAAAAACGAAAAATAGGAAACGCCCAACAGATACCCGGCCATCTCGCCGTTCTGGCCCAGCCGGCCCGCATCGACGCACCCAAGCTCCCTCAGGCCGCTCTTGGCTTGCGACCGCATTCGCTTTTTGCGGGCCGCCGCCTTTTTCGGGATATCGGCGTTAGCAAGCCGCCGGTAGCCTTCCCCCCGCACGTTATCGAAGACAAAGCCGTAATCGTCGCGCACGATATTCATCGCCGAGACAAGGTTGGAGCGGTCGCGCTGATTGTCAGTGCCGGTTTTATCGTTCATTTGCTCGTAGGTCACCAACTCGCCTTCCTCCGTGTTGCACAACAGCGCGACTAACAGGTTCGTCTCCAATGTCCGCTTAAGGGTCATCGCTCGCTCCATTCCACACCATTGACCTTGAACCGGCCATAGTAGCCGTTGTTTCGCGGCCGGAACCGCCCGAGCCCGATAAACTGCCCGGCTTGCTCCAGGTGATATCTAAACACGTCATAGGTGATCGTTTCGTCGAAGATTAAATAACGGACGGTCCCCGCCCATTCGGGGATCAGAGGGAAGCATTTCCACACCCGCGTCGTGCCGCCGCGACGGCCGTCGGATGGGACATACACCCATTCGCCCTGGACATCGTCTCGGGGTATTGGTAATATGAGGCTGTCAACAACGAGGATGCCGGCCTCAAAGTGCTTGGTATACGTCGCCTTTCCCTTGCCCGGGATTTGTATACTCAAATACTTGGCCGCTTCCGACAGGTTGTTTTTAAATGCCGTGGGGGGGATGAATACCTCCCCCTTTTCGTTTGTGTGTAATCGCTCGCGCCACACCCGCTTTTCATGGTCTTCGTGTGTCTCCTTGTCTTTCTTTCTTGTCGTGATGACCTTGCTTTGACTATAGGGACTTAACGATTCTATATCCGCGTGCGCTTCAAACATACGTTCTCCTTGTTTTGGTTTAAATCCTTTGCCTTGCCTTGCCTCGCCGCGCCAGGCCCCGCCCGGCCAAGCCTCGCCCCGCCTCGCCACGCCCGGCCCAGCCACGCCCGGCCCAGCCTCGCCAGGCCTTGCCGCGCCGCATGCCATGCCCTACCAAACCAGCTTCTTAATCGGAGGCTTGCGCCGCTTAGGAACCGCCGCCGGCCCCAACGGCGGGAAGCCCTTCTCTATCTGCTCGTCTAAGTGCTCCCGGTTGATCAGCCGCTTGCGTTCCGTGCCGACCATGCGCAATCGGCCCTGCCGCCTTAATTTGAACAGCGTGGATCGGCATATTTGGGAATATTCGACAGCGTCCGCCACGGTTAGCCACATTAGTCCGCCTCCGTCACCAACCGGATCTCCTCGCCCGTCCGGTCATGGGCCAAAATAAACAACGTCCCGTTGGTCCCGTATATCGTCGTCCGCCGATGATGATCCTTGATCAGCCGCGACACCTCATCGCGTGCGGCCTCGCGGTACCCGTCGCCGTAATCGATTTGATACATCATTCCTCCTCCAGTTCCACGCGTAGCGCCATCAGGGCCGCCACGGCCTCGTCCACCTCTTTCAAGCATGCGGCCCGCTCTTCGGGCGTCACCACGCCGTCCGCCACCGCGTCGGCCAACGTCGTCACCGCCTCGGACGCCTCCCGCGTGACCGCCGATATATGCCTAAGCCAGTCCCGATCACACATCCCCTCATGCGTCGGCCGGGAAACCGCCACCAACCCGCGAAGGTCGCACAGATAATGAATCAAGCGGTCGTCGTCCATGTCGGCAATCAACGCCGGTAGATATCCCGCCGGGAACTTTTTCTCGTTGTTCGGATTGAGCCACTCGAACAGCGTGGGCTCCGGGACGCCCCAGGCGTAAGCCAGGCCCTTGACGTTGCGGTCCCGGTGCCCCACCTCGTGGATTAACAACTGAAATTGACGGTCCGGTCCTTTAAGCGACATAATCGCCCTCGTCCTCTTCCGGCTCCGGCAAATAAAGCAACAGATTGGTTTCCGGGGCCGGGTAGGCCAGCTGAAGCATTCGCCTGAACTCGCGCCAAGTGGCGCTGGCTCGCATGAAGGCCGTCACCGTGGCGATCAGGTGAGACAGCGGAGCCCGCCCGTTGTCCGGGTCGATATGCCGGTGCATGTGCGTCTTCAGGTTGCCCTTGTGGTCCCGTCCGCATATGTCGTGAAGCACCTGGTCCATGCCGGGGGCCAGGCGGCGGTAGACAAAGTCATTGGTCCATTTGCCGATAATCTGGGGGTGCTTGTTGTTGCTCGGAGACCACTTCCAGCCGCGAAGCCGGTAAATCTGACGGTAAAATTCGGTGGGGAAGGTCTTCTCGTAGGGCTGGAGCTCCGGCGAAATATAGTGCTCAATCAGTCGCCGGACCTGGCGGTCCTTGTTCTCGCGGGCGACACGCTCGCACTCGATAAAATAGAGGCGCGCCTCCTTGCCCCGGTCCGACCGCTCAACCATGCACAATTCCTTTGCCATGTTCAGGGTCAGGCGGTATTGCATTGTCGGTCGGCCACCTTGTGAGCTTGTAGTTTTGCTCAATTTTGTGCAAAAGTCCGATTTTACTACAAAATTATACTCTTCGATCCGCCGCTCGATCCACATGTCATACCTAGTTTTTACTCCCAAAAACTCGTGGAGGTCCCGGGCGTCAATCGGAAACGCGTCGGTCGACCGGAGCGGTATCAGTTCTTTGATGCTCTTCGGCATAATAACCCCCTAAAATTATGCTTATTTTGTTGCCTGTTGCGGTGTAGGTTCTATTTGACGGTCAGCCTTTTTGATGTAGTCAAGCAAGGCCACCCTGATCATATTGGCCCGGGTCCGCTGTTGTTCTTCGGCGAGATGTTCAATGTCTTTGACAACATAGGCGGGTAAACTGATGGAAAAACGTTGAAGCTTTTCTTCTCTCATGTTAAAACCTCTCGTGTGATTGCGTAACGTTAATGGTGAGTATAAACGCAAATGCGTAACACGTCAACAGAAAAAACATGTAATTGCGTAAAAATGTCTGAAACACCTGAAATAGTGCAACAATTTAGGGAGAAGATTTTTAGCTTGTTCCCTGGCAAGAATGACACCGAAATAGCCAGGGCGCTGGGCGTAAACTACAGTGCTCTGCGTACAGCGCTTGGTCGGGAGAAAAATAGATCAAGTAAAAATGGTCCCGGTCTGGTCTTGATGCATCAAATAAAAAAGGGTCTCGAAAAACTCGGGCTGGATTCAAGCTGGATATTGGAGGGGGAACAACATCCGACGGTGCATTTCGACGAACCGGACGAGAGTGAGTTTTACAAGGTTCCGCTATATGGGGCGAGGGCCGCGGCCGGAGACGGAATGGAAGTGGATTACACGGCCGAAAACGTGGAGGCCAAGCTGGCGTTTCGCCGGGACTGGTTGCACGACATTGGAGTCCCGCGAAATATGTTGAAATCCATGCGGGTGCGCGGACAATCCATGGCCCCCAATATCCTGGACGGCGACACCGTGCTCTACGATGCTACACCGGATCAAAATATCGCCAACGGCCGGGTGTATGTGTTGCGAGTGGACAACGTGCTCTACATCAAGCGCTTGTATCAACGCGATCACATCCTGATTATCGAATCAGACAGCCCCAACAAGAGCAAACACCCGGTCTGGACGCACGATTTGAAGCGTGATAAAAACCTCGAAATCCTCGGCCGAGTGATATGGATCGGCCGGGATAATTTGGAGTAGGAGTGGACGGACGGGAAGGTGTGAGGTCAGGTAAATGGACAAAATCAAGTTTAATTGCCCCAAGTGTAAAAAGGGATTGGCCTTCCCGGCGGAAAAGGCCAAGCCCGGATTATCCGCCAAGTGCCCCGGGTGCGGTCACCGCATGCGTATCCCAACGCAAGGGTTGGCCAATGATTTCGTCGTTAAGGATCGGGACATCGGCCGGACTGTCGAACGCGTCATCAAGTACATACTCCTGCCGCTGGCGCTCATCTACATCGTGAGCTATTTCCAGCGACTTTAGTCATGAGCGTCGGATGCACCAAGGATGGGCGCTGGTACGCGGTATGGCGGGAGCCCGGCGAGCGAAAGCAACACCGCCGTTATTTCGGGCGGGGGGCCGCTGCCGAATTGGCCGCTCAAGAATTCGATTTCCACAAGAAGCGCGCCAAGAAATTCGGAGTGCCGGAAGTTCGTACCGCCGACCAGTCGACATTTCTTGAGATCGCTCAAAAATATTTAACGCAAAAACCCATCTCGCCAAAATCACGCGATACTATAGGCTATGCCATAAACAAGCATATCATTAAGGTTTTCGGCAAAACGCCATGTAACAGATTGTCCATGCAAGACCTATCAAACCTTGACACGCTGTTAATCAAACGCGGCCTTAAATTAGCTACACGAAATAGATATCGGTCATATTGCCGGGCTATTTGTCAATGGGCAACCGATAACGATTTAATTCAATCAAATCCGTTTGCCAGGTTTCGACCGGATAAAAAGAGAGAAGGGAAGGCCCCGCCGCTCATTACCGATGATGAAGTTTTAAAAATTTGGCAGACCGCGCCGGAACATATCCGCTGGATCATCATTTGTATGCTGAACCTGGGCGTCCGTCCGGGACCGACCGAATTGTTCAAGATCAAGTTGGCGGACGTGGATTTTGAACGCGCCGGGATATGGATCGACCGCCCAAAAACGCATAGCGACCGATCATTATTGTATTGCACGCCTGAATTCATGAGCCAAATTAAGCAGAGGCGTGAGCAAACCTATTTGGTTGAATATGAGGGGCGTCCGGTTAAATCCGTCAAGCGTGCCTGGGTAAACACGCTGGTCAGGGCCGGGATATATCAAGAGCGTTCGCGTGAGACCACCTACACCGGCCAGCTAAAGGCAAGAGCCAAGGATCAACCTCGCCGAATTCGGCTTTACGATCTGAGGCACAAATTCGCCTCGAACGTGTTGTCGTCTCCGGGAGCAGATATAAAATCCGTCTCCGAAGCACTTGGGCATTCCACGACAAATACCACGCTGTCGGTCTATTATCATCTGATTGACGACACCAGGCGGAGAATAATTGATGGGATTAAAGTCCCGAAATTTGACGATTGATTTTGGTACACCATTTTGGTACACCATTGATGAATTCTAATGGACTATATTAGACTAATATACACACCAACATCGAGCAATTAAGCGGATGACAGGCCATATATAATATAGACCATCTGACTACGAATCCGTAGGTCGCAGGTTCGAATCCTGCCGGGCGCACCATAAATTACAAGGACTTAGACTGATCGGCTTGAGTCATTTTTTTAATTGGTACACCATTTTGGTACACCGCCCTGCACAAATTATTATAATTGACATATAATTATATATCACGCCGCCCGCTGCGAGCGGTAATAAACCACCGTCTTCAGCAACCCCTCGTAAATGGCCGTTTTCGGCGTCCAGCCGAACGCGTGCTCCATCTTTTTGATCCGCGACCAGGTCGAATCCACGTCGCCGGGACGTCGCTCGGCATACATCAGGGGTAGACGCCCGATGATGTTCGACAAATGCTCGTGAATTTCAAGGAGCGAAGTTCGACCGCCTGCTCCGACGTTGAAGGCCTCGCCGGATGAGGGCTTGGCATGGGTCGCCGCCAAAATATTGGCATCCACCACGTCGTCGATGAAGGTGAAATCCCGGGCCTGCTCTCCGGTCCCGTGAACGGTCGGCGATTCGCCGTTAAGGAGGCAACGTATCCAGATCGGAATCACCGCGCAATACGGCCCGTCCGCGCGTTGCCCCGGTCCGTATACATTGAAATAGCGAAGCGAGACCACCGGAAGGCCGAACGATTCGGCGAATATACGGGCGTACATCTCCCCGGCCAGCTTGGACGCCGCATAGGGCGACATGGGGAAGGGCGGTTGTTCCTCGCGCTGGAAGTCACGCAATCCGCCGTAAATGCTGCTGGAGGATGCCGAGGCCATGCCTTTGACGCCGGCGTCCCGGGCGGCAATAAAAACATTCAGCGTGCCTGCGACGTTGTGGTCGTTGGTTTGGTCCGGGGTTTGCATGGACCGCGGCACCGACCCCAACGCGGCCAGATGGACCACGTAATCCACGCCGTCCACAGCCCGCTTGCAATCGGATTGCTTTCGGATATCCCCCAGGATAAATTCATATTTCCCGGCCTGATATAGTTCCATGACCGCATCGCCGGACGACGTGGAAAGATTGTCCAAGACGCGGACGTCCTCGCCCCGGCGAATCAATTCCGCCGCCGTGGCCTTGCCGATAAATCCCGCGCCGCCGGTAATCAACCATTTTGCCATTGTTTCACCCACTCCTCGATCGATATGGTTTGTTGTTTTTTGATCGCCTGCCGCTGTTCAAAGCATTCGGACAAGACGTCGCTCAGGATTCCGGCCAGCGCCTCGGGCCTCCCCTTGCGGTGATCAATGTATTTCAGGGCCAGGGCTTGGCCGCCGATCATATACATGGCCGCGCACTGGTTCCAGATATAGCCGTCCAGGGTCCAGTGATAATCCCGGGGCGCGCCGTGGTGTCGGAGGAAGCCGCGCGTCCATAGGTATTTGGGCTCGCCCAGCGTGGCCAGGACGAAATTCCAGAAATGCTCGCCGCCGGAATAGCTGTGTTTTTGCGGCCAGCCGCCCAGACGGTCCCACAAGGCCCGAGTGGTCAGCATGCCGCAACTCGACGCCGCCGGGACCTCGTAGGGGTCCGGCTTCGGGTGCCAGCCGCTCAGGGCATAGCCGATGAAGCCCTTGTCCAGTTCGTTTTTCAGTTTGTATTGATTCGGCTTTGCTTCGAGCAGTTTGTAGGTGTCGGCGAAATGCACCGAACCCCGACCGTGATTCTCGAAGTGGAACCAGCTCAGCATCTCCCAGAGATTGTCCCGGGGAACGATGACGTGGGCGTCGCAAAACCAGAGGTATTTTCCGGAGGAGGCGCGGACGCCGACGTTTTTCGCCTGCCAGTGGCTCAGACGCTCCGTGTATTCGACCACCTTCAGCCATGAATGGCTTTTGGCCGCCGCCTCCAACGCTTCCCGGCTGCGCGACCGGCCGTCGCCGGATACCTGATTGACCAGGGCCCCGCCTTCCGGGGAGGCGTTCTTTTGCAATTGCGCCCGCCATTCCGGACAATCGTTATCCACGGCGATCACTTCAAATTCAATGCCCCGGTCCCGCAGTTCCTCATAGACCGACGCAACCGTGGTCAGGGCCAGGGGATATTCCCCGGCAAAGGGTATGACGACCGATAAATCCATTTATACTCGCTCCCATGTGTCGAAAAAGGCCTTGTTGCCTGCCTTTTTGTATCCGTTTTTAACCATCCACTCCCGGCCGATGTCCTTGACCGCCGGTCCGCTGTTGGGCGGTCCCCAAACGCCGAACCGCCATTGATCCACGATTTCAGCCGCCGGCCCGTGATGGAATTGCTTTTCCGGGTTGCTCGACGGGTCCAACACGTTCACCGCTTGCCGCACAAATTCGCCTCGAATCAAGGACGGATGGCCGCAAAAGCCGACCTCCCGCCGCGCGTTCGGAGGGCACTCGAAGTAGGTTCCGTTCCAGGGGAACCACACCTTCCATTGTTTGGCCGCCGTGTCGCCTGCCGCTTTCCATGGGAGCCGAAGCACCGCCAGATCCGGTTCGGCCTCCAGGACCTCGACCATGCGGTCCAGGCTGACCGGCCGCAACAGTTCCCAGTCGTCCTCCAGGTGAAAGACGTAATCAGCGACGGAAGCGACCGACCAGACCTTGATGAATGCCTTGGCGAAACTCGGGGCATGGGGCTGAAAATACCTCTGGAGACGAAAGCTGCTCCGGATGATATGGGCGCACGTTTCACCGTCGCCGAAGTCTCCGCCCGCCGGGTCAATATTCACAATCGCGGTTGCCTTTATCAGCTCCGGCATATACCGCCCGAAACTGCGCACGGTCCGCTCCATGATTTCAGGCCGGCGGCACGCGGTCATGCTCAGGGCAATATTCATACACGCTCCACGTAAAACAGGTTGTGGTAAAACGCCGTGATCCCGGGCTTGTTCCGCCAGGGGGCCCAGGCCGCCTTGATCGCTTCGACAGGCCGCTTTTTCGACAGATAATCATGCCGCGCGAATCGCTCCAGCCAGTATTCCAGCGGCTTGCAGTTGACATGGTGGTGGCCGCCTTGCCCCGGAGGAGCCGCGCTCAAAAGCAAGCGATCCGAAAAGCCGACCAGGTTCTCTACCAGTTGGTCGGCGCCTTCCGGTTCGATGTGTTCCAGCACTTCAAAGCACGTGGCCAGGTCGAAGCGGACATCCAGTTGTACCGGTAATTTTAGGTCGTAAAAAAACACCTGCTTCGTCTCCAGGTAGTCCAAGGCCGCCGTCGATCCCTCCAGGCCGAAGGCCATGACGCCCCGACGGTCCCATTCGGCCACCAGGTCCCCGGTGGCGCACCCCACGTCCAGCACGCTGTCCGGCTGGAAAATCCGCTGTATCGCCTCCACCACGATGGGCGCGCGCCAGTTCAGTTTATACCTGCGGGCGAAGAACCGCGGCGGGTAGAGTCGTTCCAGGCTCAGTTCATCCATGTCGGTTTTCCTCCGCCGGTGGTCTTGCGAACGATAGTCAAGCCGCACGTCGGGCCGGGCAACGTGACAAACTCCAAGGAGTAATCGACCTTTATGATGCGCGGGAGTCTCCAGGAATCGTGGCACGCCTCCGGCGATGTCAACTCCGGCCGGACAGGGTGCGTGTCATGGATCAGGATCAGGCCGGTATCTTCGCGGACATGACGTCCGATCTTATTAAAATCGGCCATTACCGCATCCTTGGCGTGGTCGCCGTCGATGAACAGCATATCGATCGGCTCGGCCCAGCCGTGAGCGAACGCCCGGGACGTTCCCCGGAACACTTCGACGCCCGACCGCGTCTTGATATAGCGCGGGGCCGGATCCACGGCGATGGACCGCTCGGCATGCATGGACACTAAATTGAAAGTGTCGCCGTAGTGCGCCCCGATCTCGACGTAAACCCGAGGCCGAAAGGCCCGGGCCAGTTCTTGAATGATATAGCGGTGTTCGTTCATGATAAAAGCTCCCGCCAAAAAGGCAATATCACCTCATCCATTCCTGATTCCCTGCGCCGGAACAGGGCCGCATCCGCCGGCTTCACGTCGGCCCCCAGGGCACGCAAGATGGTCCCGGTCAAATCGCCGTTGGTAATGAAGACGCCGTCCTTCTCGGAGGCATCGCGCAACCAGGGTGGGTGATATTGTGGTTGATCGATCACCACCGGACGGCCGCACGCCAGTGCCTCCAACACGCTCCGGTCGTGCTGGCCGCTGCCTGCGTGCACCATGACCCGGGCTGACCGGTAGACATCGGCCATGCGTCGCCGTGACACCATGCCGGGGCAATGGATGGCCAGTCGGTGTTTTCGGGCCACGTCCATTATTTTACTGGATTGGACGCCGTGCCGGATGCCGCCCGGCATGACGCACTTCAGCGCGGGCATATCCCGGGCCACGGCCCCCATCACTCGGTGCTGGCCCTTCTTGTCGGTGATCATGGATCCGCCAATGCACAAATCGTATTGCGGCTCGGTCGACTTGAAATAGAATATCTCCTCGTTGATCGGCTTCCGAAAATTCCAACACCGGACGCCCCGGTGGTCGACATAATCCCGCCCGGTCAGGTCGTCCAGGAGGTCCGACCAGAACGGCCAGCGTTCCCGGCCGGTATTGGCCGCGTAAAAAATGATCCGTTTGCCTGCGTCCTTCCAGTGCTGATAGACGTCGGTCGGCTTGAATCCGCCGCGCACCCAGATGAGCGGGCCGGGCCAATGGCGGACCGATTCCAGGCTATGGACCACCCGCCAGGTCACGCCCGGGCACAGTTCCCGCTCGTCCGGATCGCCGCCGTCCAGAATCACGTCGCATCCGTCAATAATGCCTGACTCGGTCATGCGCCGGACCAGGTAAAAATATCCATCGGCCATGAAGTGCTCCGGCGACAATGTCCGGTCCATCCGGGAATAACAAAATAAAAGCCTCAATTAGTCCTCGCTATTTTGTGTTGACGGCCGCTCAAATTACCGCCGCTTATAGTTCGGCTTGGTTTCTGCCACCGAGGATGGAAATTAGCACGCGGTATTAGCTCCGCTATTTTCTGCCACCGAGGATGGAAATTAACGCCGACTATAAGCTCGACTAATTTCTCTTCGCATGCACACAAATTAGTGCAAACTATAAGCGCGCCTCGCTTCTGTCGGCCGGGGCGGAAATTAGCGCAAACTATAACGGGCGCTATTTTCTGCCATTGGGGACACAAACTAAGCACCACTATATCCGTCATTAATTTCTGCTCCCATCCAAGGAAACTAGCGCCTCTTTTATCCGCGCTTCGGTGTGGGCGTGAGTGTATCGCCGCAAGACCATTTTTTGGGCATTGGCCGCGATATGCACCCGCTCCGCCTCGTGGGCCAGGTAATATTCGATTTTGTCCGTCAGATCGTTCAGGCCGCGCCAGATGACCATGTTCAGGCCGTCAATCCATCCCTGTCGCTCGAAGTCGTCCGGCGCGGAATCGTCCGTCAGCATCAGGCACCCGCACGCCGCCGCCTCGGTGTAGCGGGACTGAATGTTCAGAAATACGGTCCCGGAATTGACGAACAGTTTGGATCGATTCAACAGCTTGACATACCCGCGGTAAAACACATAATCGGTATGGGCAGTCCATGCGCCCTGGTGGAGCCGTTTTCGTATCACCGGCCGGAGCGGGTAGTATTTGGGGAGCGCGTTCCAGGGCGCGGCGATGTCGATGTCGCGATCAAGCCTCATGTCTTGGAAATAATCCGGATCCACGCTCATGGGGATGTAGCGCCGCTTGTCCTCGGACAGCCTGGCGTATTCCGGGGCGGTTTGCGCCAAAAGCAGATCGTAGCGGTCCCGCTCGATGACGCGGTTATAGCGGACGACTTGATTCTTGGCCGGAAAATAATCGGCCATCAGCCAGGCCTTGGGGAGGCCGGCCCGCCGCAAGCCGTTGTGCCAGTCTTGGCGCTTGTCCACGGCCAGGACCGCATCGCATTTGCTGTAATTAATGACGTCGCCGAGGGGCCGGTTCGCTTCGAAGCCGTCATGCCCGGGGCCGTAGACCATGTGGCCTGCGCGTTTCAGGTAGTCCACGAACGTGGTCATGTAAAGCACGGTGTTTCGCGGATCATAGCGGTTAAGGATGAGCCATCTCATAGAAAATACCGGTGCTGGACCGTCATATCCTCCTTGGCTTGCCGGTATTCGTCGGCATATCCGGAATAGCGGCACGGCGGGCATGACCGTAAATTCGGGATGAATGCGGGACGCCTCCGCCAGATGTCCGTGAACGTTTCCTCGGTCAGGCTGCCCAGGGCGTAATCCGGGTCTCCGCGATGCTGGCAGCAGTAATACACCGTGGCGTCGGCCCCGATGATGCCCACCAGGCCGGCGATACGGCACGCGGTCGGGCTCGGCGCGTGGCGCCCGGTATGAATGGCCCGGACGTTCGACACCTTTTCCCATCGGTCGTATTTGCCGCCGGGATAGATCGCCGGTTTGAATTGCACATAGGCCAGGCCGATCTCGTCGGCCAGTTCGGCCGCTTTTTGCCGGGTGTCCACGTTGGTTTCCGTGACCACAAAGCTGATGCCCAGGCATTGCGCCCGCTTGGCCGTCCGGATGAGGTTGTCGACCACCCGGTCGAAACGGTCCGCGCCCTTCACCGCCCGGTATGTCTCCCGGTCCCCTGCGTCCAGCGATACCCGGATGAACCTGAAACGCTCCGGATGGTCCAGCCAATCCAGGTTGACGCCGTTGGTGATCAGGCCCATCTCAAACCCGTCGCGGTAGGCCATATCGGCCATCTCGTTGAAATGCGGGTGGGTCAGCGGTTCGCCGCCGCCGGTAAAGGTGATGGACTTGACGATACCCTTAATATCAGCCAGAAGCCGTTCATACGCGGTGGCTGACAAGCGCGACGTCCCGGTCTCCCTGAGATAATCCCGGTACATGCAAAACTCGCAGTTCAGCTGACAGAGGTTGCTCGGGTCGATCTCCACCGTCACCGGGGGCGTGTATCGCCCGGCCGTCAGGGCGTCGATCTTGTCCAGGTAAAAGTGAGCCTTCTTGAACATCAGGCCTCGCTTTCGATGGGTTCGAACAGTTTTGTCATGTTCACCACAATGGCCCCCGCATAGTCGTCCCATTGGAAATCGTCGAGGCGGTATATGTCGGTGTCGTCGACGAGCACGATGATTCCCCCCTTGATTCCCATCGACTTGAGTTTGTCCAGTAGGGTTTTGATGGTGTCGAGCCGCGTCCCGTATTTCACGAGAAGCCTTGTCAGCACAAGGTCTTGAACGTCTTCTTTCGAATAAAGCCGTGGTATACCCGGTCCGGCCCCCATATTAAGGGGATGAACAAGTCCTTCTTCGGTGTAGAACGTCACCTGTCGTGGTGTGAGGCCGGTTATTTTTGATACTTGGCTCTTGGTATACATCAGGCCGCCTCGCTTCCTTGCGCCGGGTCAGTCAACAAAGGCTCGTAATAGCCCCGGTACACGGCGTCGTAGTTGTAGCGTTGCCGGGCGTATGTCTTGGCCAGGATGGATTGCTCCCGCCGCATTTGCCCGAGAATATGCGCGGCCACGGCCCGATACCAGCGCGAATCCCGGCTCCCCCTCATTTCCTGACAAAAGCTGCCGAAATCCCAATAAAGCCCGGTGTTCCCGGCCACTTCCCGTTGCATGGGCAAGGACCGGTTATGCACTTGCAAGACGCCGGACAAGGCCGCCTCCGGGATGACCAGGCCGAAGGATTCGTGGTGCGTGGGGAAAATGAACAGGTTGGAACAGAGGAACAACTCCCGGATCATGCGCCCCGGGAGGCCGGCTTCATACGCCGGGCCGAAATCCGACGTGAAGATCACATCGCCGTCGTTCAACCCCTGCCGCCGGGCGATGGTCTTGTATTCGTCCACATCCTCCTTGCGTTGCTTGCCCGTGGCCCACTGATTGGCCACCACCAAACAGACCGAAAGGCCCATCTGCTTGAATGCCCCGAAAAAGCGGATCACATCGTCCACCCGCTTATAATACAGCCGATCCGCCGACGCCGGTAGGATTTGCACCACATCCGCCGACATCAGGCCGGGGTAACGGTCGATAAAGGCCCGGGTCTCCTCGCCGAAACCGAACCATGTCCGGATGTCCTTGATGTGGGGTATGGCCTCGACTCGGTCCAGCCCCACGCCGTAGGCCTCGGCGGCATAAAGCGCGTCGGTTTTGTTGGGGAAGACAAGGCGGTGATTGGGGCCGTAGGCTCGAAGATCCCACCAGTCCTTGCGGCCGGAAGGGATGGAATGAATCCAATGAAGCCACTTGAGGCGCGGCAAATGCGGCGACGCCGCCCGAATGGCCAGGGCATAGGGCAAATTCCAGCCGGTAAAAATCAAGTCATGGGTCAAAACCGCGTCGAATTCGGCCAGTTCCTTGACCAGCACGGCCGCCGTTTCTTCCACGGTGTCGCCGTGGTCTTCCGAAATGTCCTGCGCGCGTTGATAGTCGGTCAAGGGCGCATTGGGCATGACCGGACGAATATCGGCCTCGACGGGCGCGTCCGGCTCGCGGAAGCCCTTGCGCACGAACAAGGCCGGGTTGTGCCCGTATTTACGGAGCATGGTGCATTGGTCCCGGACGATCCCGGTCAGGGAATAGCCGGGATTCAGTTCATCAAAGGCGGTCAGTATGGCGACTCTCAAGCGTCCCTCCTGTACGGCCCATGACGTGATCCACATAGGCCTGATTGGTGTATTCTCCATTTTCCTGCTTGCGGGGCGATCCCTGGTTATAGGCGCTGACGGCGTCTTCGACTATGTCGTATTTCTTCAGCAGCCGCGCCAAAATCTTGCACCCCAGGTCAATCCCGATATCAGGGCGGCACAGTTCCACCAGCCAGCGCCGCCTGAAGCCCAGGCCCCGAGCATTGAACCCCATGACCTGCATTAGGCCCCAGCTGGTGGACTGCCCCATGCGCTCGGTCTGAAGACTGCTTATCTTTGGTTTGACCTTGGAATAGGGCCGGATATGGTATGCCCCGCTGAGGTAGTTATGATATTCAAACCGGATGGCGTTCGGATCACCGGCGCTCTCGGCCATGATCACGGCGTTGATCAGCTCCGGGTCAATACCGTGCTTCTTCCCGGCCGCCTTGATTTCGGCTTCGAATTCGTAAATCATAATCCCACCGCCAATAGTGCCTGTTTAGTTCTTCCGTCGGGGTGACCGGACAATCCTAATTGAACAAGGGTTTTCGCCTCGTCCGGTTGTCCGGCCTGTTGTGCCAACGAGGCCGCGCTTAAATACAATATTCCCCGCGTGGGTTCATTTTCAGGCACAGGGTCCAATAGTCTCGCGGCTTTTGTCTCCAGCAATAGAGCCCGTAATGTGTAGGCCGTAAACTTATCCGAGTTCGTTTTTCGGTGGACGACGGCCCGCTCGGCCCAATGCATCGCCCTGTTATGAAGATCTCTCACACTCATAACCCCACCGCCAGGAGCGCGCCCACGGCCACGAAATTCAGCACCCGGCTGAATCGGTCGGCCCATGTTCGCCGCTCGGATAGATACAATTCCTGGTATTTGATGGTCTCTTGCCGCTGGGTTGCGGCCAGCTTTTTTAGCGTGTTGATCTCTTGCACATAGACCCGGGCCGCCTCGTACTGAAGCCGCACCAGATCTCTGAGGTAATTCAACAAATGGTTTCGCGCCGTCAGTTTGGCCAGGCCGTCACGGTTAAACGCGTAGAGCGTCGATTCGCCCCGATGGATTACTTCCGGCGTTTCGGGCTTGCCGATCCGCTTGACCATACGGTTGATGTCGGCCTGATAACTCACCGGCTGCGGCGTCGGGCTGAACTCCAGCGGACCCAAGGCGGGGCCGGTGGAACACCCCATCAAAAATAATAAGCAGATGACGCACATTAATTTGCCCATGATTCCTCCCATTCACTTAGCGGGTCGCCTTCTCCGTTCAGCGCCGCGTCAATTTGGTCGTTGATATCCGCCGTGATGGCGTCCATTTCCCTTTGGATCTCCGACAGCCGCGTTTCCTGGTGCTCGATTCGTTCTTGTAATTCAACCACTTGCGCTTCCAGTCGCTTGATCTCGGCGATTTGACGCTGTTTGTGTCTGATATTTCCCCAAATACTTGACACAACGAGGATTGCGACAAGCAGAACAGTCGCAACGATTAACCAACGTCTCATACTCACTTCTTGCTCCTCGTGTTCGTAATCCAAGCGCTCACGCCGTAATAGGCCGCGATGATCCCGGCCCAGATGGTGAACAGCGTCCCAACGAGGAACGACAAATCGCCGATCCTGCGGTTGATATTGTCGGAGTAAACGCCGACGATGATTAGCCCTATCCCCACCACGGCCAACAGCCAGAACGCGGCCCAGGCCATGCGGCGCTTCGATTTCATCTTTATCAGCTCGCGGTCTTCTTGAATGATTTCTTCGGTCACAATGCCCCCTAATGTTTGATGATCTTGTTCAGGATCAATGTGGGCTGGACGTTGTTATGCGCACTGTCGCCCCCGGTATCACCGGTTGTTGTCGATGAATAGCTGGTGACGGATCCGGAGCCCGCATTGACCGCGCTTGATCCGGTGACATTCATTTCGACAAAATAGGTGTGATCACCGGGGCCGTGGTTGTGTGCCGCCAGTTCTGACTCTGTCAGTTGATGCTCTTCATCTCCGCCCGCGGCCCCCAATGTGGTCCCATCAAGCGCGGCGGCGCTGCCGGATGTCAACCGATTCGCGCCGGTGCCGCCCATGTCGTCCTTGCCCGCAGTGACCCGGCCGCGTAGGTCCGGCACATTGAACGTCGTGGACCCGTCGCCGACACCATAGGTGGTCCCGATCGCCGCGAACAGATCCGCGTAGGTCGTCCGGCTGACGGCTTGCCCGTAACACAGCAGCCAGCCCGAAGGCGCGCTTGATCCGGCATAATCCATGACCGCGCCCACCGGTGTGGCCACCGCGTTGTCATCCACGTATTTTTTATCCACGATTTCGGTGTCGGCGCTGAACGTGGGGTGCGACGAGTAACTAACCTTGGCCGAAAAATCTCGTGATCCGTCAGCCAGCGTATAGATGGTGTGGTCGTCGTCGGTCAATCCCGATAGTATGTCGTGATCGATATTTCCGACCTGCAACCGCTTTTTGTTGTTAGAATCGGCCGAATCCTCGATCAACAGCAAATCCGCGCTGACCGGCGTGGCCTTTTCCGTCACGGCTGCTATCTCGCCGGCCACGTTGTCATGAATGGCGTCCGCGTCCGTCACGCCGGACAGGGACAATCCCCCGAGGATCAATATTTTTGTCGCCGAAATCGCAATAGCAACAACTTGGACCGTGTTCGTGGATTCGGACTCGGACAATGCCCCGGGAGTGCTTCCGTCCAGGTAAATCTTAGCCCCCACCGTCCACGACCAACCGGCATTCGTCATCACCCCGACCCGTTGAATCCGGATGGTGGCATCGGCCGCCGCCGCCTCGATGGCGATTCCCAGGCACGGCCATTGCGGCGTGGCATCGTCCAGGGCTTGATAGACCTTGCCGTCGGATTCCAGATACACCGCGTCATATTGGCTGATCGCCTCGCCGGCGGTCGCCTCGAAATAGGTTTGCATCGCGTCGTCGATCTTACCCAGGTTCGTGGTCAGGATCGTATTCCAGCCCGTGGTGCCGTAAGCGATCTCTTCCAGGTCGTATTTGTCGGTAAATGCCATTTTGCCCTCTATGCCGTTGTGGTGGTGGTTGTACTCGTCGTGGTGGTCGTCGTCGCCGCATAAGTGACGGTAATGTCCGACCAGTCCGAATAATAAGTGATGCCGTCCGTGGTGATCCCGTTGCGAAGCCGAAAAGCCGCGTCCCCGCCCAATGTCGGCGTCATGGTGTAGGTCATGGCTTCAATGCTCCCCTGAGAGCCGGTTTTGCTCCCGGCAAGGGTCGGCTCCCACATTTCCAGTTCAAAAAAGCCTTCATAGCTTGCGGCCGCGTCCGGCACCGATTCATTTTGAAGGCCGGCGCCCGCGCCGTGCCGTATCCGCGGGCTCCAGGTCAAGACGCAATCGGTTGAATAGATCCCGTGCCCGCCGCCGTCGTTGCATTGAAAGCCCCAGGGCCGATACGGCTTGAAGGCCCGGCCCGCAAAGGTAACATTGTCCGCCGCCGCGTCGGCCAAGGCCCCGTTGTAAAGGCCGGAAAAAGGCACATACTTGAAATAGCGCGTCGATTCCTTCAGAAACTGGGAACTGTCCACCAGGCCGTAATACCCGCCGCCCAGAAACCAGAACACCTCACCGGCTGAATGCGTTTCCTGCTCCGTGTCGAACATGCCCCGGATAATGCCGCTCAATTCGTATCGATCGCCGCTCACCGGGGTGATCGTTTCAAAGCTGATGATCTCGTCGCCCAGCATGGCCAGGTTATAGCCCAATAGATTGGACGCCCGCGAAATGGAGTCGATCAAGGCGACGTCGCCGTTGTCAAAATCGACCTGAAAGCCGGTCTCGTCGTCAATGGCGTAGGTGTCGACGGTGTATTCGGCAACCAGTGTGCCGCGGGGGCTGTAATGGGATACCGTGTCGATAAAGACGTAATCCGCCGACCCGTCCAGGCTCAGATAGACCACGTAGCCCACCTCGGACAGCGTCTCCCGACCGGCCAGGGTCAAGGCCCGGATATCCTCCGCGCCCACCAGGGCATAGGGCGCTTCCTTCACGTCCAGCACGCTCAGGGCGTCCAGGCTGTAGTCCTCGGGTTCGGCCAGGCTTGCCGGACCGTCGCCCAACCCCGCGTCCTCGTAATACTCCTTGGTGTCCAGGGTTCCGGAAAGGTATTCGATGGCCTCCACCGCCGTGATCCGGATCTCCTCGCTTTCCAGGGGGCCTTCTTCCAATTGCACTACTCGGGCCACCACATCGGAAATGCCCATCGGCGCATGGTTAATGACGAACAGATCCCCGGGGCGTAGTTGAAAG